TCTACCATTAAACTAATCCCCAGCAATTACAAAGGCTTAAGCCTATGTTTTACAAGATTTGGTAGAATGTTTTACAAATCGTTGGTGGACGCGTTCTAGCTCTGTCCTTTTGGGCGGTCAAGGGGTGAAGTTGAAAAAGCTGTGACAAGTGGGCAATGGGCGTGTTTTCCCACAAGTTTGATCATCAGCGGTGGTAAGCCGATGCCAAGTAAATTTGAGGTGGATCGGTGCAAAGGAGCAAGTCGCCAATTCCGAGCGTTACTTTTCACCCTTTTCCCACAAGGCGATTGCTGAGCGTGCGGTCTTTTGCTGATTGTATTGGCTGGTATAGCGCTCGACCATGGCGCTGCTCATGCCTGTGATGGATGAGATCTGTCCATTGGAGCACCCGACCTCTTTGAGGCGGCTGGCGGCGCTGGCTCTCAGGCCGTGGGGTGAATAGCCTTCCTCGCGAATCTGCTTTGTCTGGTCCTTGCCCATTTCGCGGGTGAACATGGCGCGAAACCCGTTGGCGTCCAGCTCGCTGCCATCGTGACGCGGGATCAAGACCATAGAGCCGCGTTTGCGGCATTCTGCAATGATTGGCTTTAGCTTGGAATGGATCGGGATCCATAGATCTTTGCCGGTCTTTTGCTGGATGACCCGGATTTCGCCATTCTCGATGTCATTGAGGCGCATGCGCAAGATGTCGCTGGTGCGCTGGCCGGTGTAAAGGCCGAGCATCACAAAGGCTCTGATTTCCCACCGGCAATGATCGAGGGCAAGTTGCAAGATATCGTCTGGCCATGGCTTGGCGCGTTTGGCCTTGTGTTTGACTTTTTCAAGGCCATCGCACGGATTGGCCGTGCCAAAGCTGCGTGGCAGGCCCCATTTGAAAAGCGTTTTGTAGACGCTCATTGCATGGTTTGCGGTGCTGGGCCGGTCGGCGAGGCTGTCTTGCAGCGTGACCATCACTTGCAGCGTGACCAAGCTGGTGTCGAATTTCCCCAAACGTTGCTCCAACAAAGTCAAATAGCGGTCATAGTCGCGCTTGGAGCTTTCAGCCAAGGCTTTGTAGGCTTGGCTTGCCTGATAGGCCTTGATCAGGTTTCTGACGCTATATTCCGGCTCTTGGATTTCATCTTTTGCGTTGGATAGCTTGGCAACAAAGGACCAAAAATCAGGCGTCTGAGGGTCGTGTGGGATCCGCACGCGTTTGCCTGCGAGGGGCGTATTGCGACCGGGCTGAAAATAGTAATAGGTCTTGCCGCGTGCTTTGACCGCGTGAACATTGGCGGGCAATTCGATGCCGGTTTTTCTCTTTCTACCCACGAGCTGCATCCAGAATGGTTTGTTGCGTTGGTGATTTCTTGCCGGTCTGAGATCGTACCATGTCGAGGACCGTCTGTCTGTCCCACAGCTCTTTGCCGGTGAAAGGCTGCTGGATGGGGGCAGGGAGAAAGCCGGTTCTCACGGCTTCCTTAAACTCGCTCGGCTTCATGCTGATCAAATAAGCCATCTCATGGGCTGAGCATAAATCAGGTGCATATTGGCGCATGATTGGCCTCCTGGCGCGATTATCCGGCGATCATTGGGGTGATGATGGTGGCGGCTTTCATGATGGCGAAATATGCGCCAAAGCCGAGGGCGGAAAGGGTGGCGGCGATTGGGATGATCAGGCGATCCATTGTTGTGCTCCTGTGGTGAGGTGGAGGGGTAAGGCTCTCGCTCATTGCTGCGCAAAGAGCTGGCGCGCTTCGCTTGCGGTCGGCGTTTGCTGTCGCAATCGCCTAGAATGGGATATCGTCGTCCAGATCATCGCGGGTGCGGCTGTCTGGGCCGGGTGGTTGGTCGCCATAGCTGCCGGGGTCGGCTGGCGGTGGGCCTCCTGCTCCGAGCTTCTCCAGCATGGTCAGGGCGGCGTTATAGCCCTGCAGCACCACCTCGGTGGTGTAGCGGTCCTGACCGTTCTGGTCCTGCCACTTGCGGGTCATGAGTTTGCCCTCAAGATAAACCTTCGAGCCTTTCTTGAGATATTGCTCAGCGATCTTGCAAAGGCCTTCGGTAAAGATGACAACCCGGTGCCATTCGGTTTTTTCTTTCCGCTCGCCGGTGTTTTTGTCCTTCCAGCTTTCGCCAGTGGCGAGGGACAGGGTGCAGACGGGGCGTCCGTCTTGGGTGCGGCGGATCTCAGGGTCTTGCCCCAGATTGCCCACAAGGATGACTTTATTGACTGATCCGGCCATTGGATGGCTCCTCTCTAACTTGCGACCCGTTCGGGGTTGCGTTCCGCCATGCGGTCAGGGATATGCTGCTCCACCCGGTCGGCCCAAAGAGCGGCGGCGCTTTCGGGGGTGCGTGGCATGATGGGATGCTTGGTGATGGCTGCGCCTCTGGTCACGCTGCTTGCGTGGCCGCTGCCCATATCGCGCAATTCCGCCTGAATGGTTGCGTTCTGAGCCGCGATCAAAAAGCGTAGGGTGCCGACGTCTGGATGACGCTCCAGCCCGGCGGCTAGGCGGATCGAGGCGCGGATCCGGGTAATGTATGGATCACCCTGACCAACTGGCTTGATGCTGGCGCTAAAGCGGTGGCTGTCGGTCTGCTCCTCGATCATCGGCATGACCGGCTCATCAAAGGCCGAATGTGCAAAGAGCAACAGGGACTCAAGCTGGAAATCAGCCGGTGCGATCTCGGCAAGATTGAGCAGATGATCGGCAAAGCTATAGCGACCACCAAAAAGCAACGGCATCCAAGGCTTGAGGGAAAGAAGCCTGCCGAGCAGGCGGAAATCAATATCGTGCGGCTCTGGCAATTGCGGCATAGAGCGGCGCTCAGGGAGAATGAAATGCAGTGACATCGCGGTTTCTCTGTCTGGAGGTGAACGGGTCAAAAGAGAATGGAGGCCCAAACGCCAAGCATCGTCATGAAGGTGAGCAAGCTGCCAAGGGCGAGAATGTCTCGAATGATCATGGTGTGGGCCTTTCTGGAATGGTAGAAAAGAGGGGCGGATCCGCTGTGATTGGGAGGAGAAATCACCGATCCACCCCTCAGGTGCTCACCCCTCACTTGTCGCCAGATAAAGGGGTGAGTTGGGGAGAGCCTCCCCTTAGCGTCCGTTTGCGCGCCTCAGGAAGGCGAGGGCTTGGCCGGATGCATCAAAGACGCTGAGGGCATTGTCTGCGACTTCCTGCGCAAGCTCGATTGTCACCGGGGTGCTGTTGAACCAGTCTTTGAGCATGCCGCGAATGGCATCAAACTCATCCGCATTGTGGCGCTTGGAGAGCTGCTTCCATTGATAGTTGGAGGGCCAGCGATAGGAGCGGCCATTGATGATCGCAGTGCTGTCTGCGTTGTCTGTTGCAGTATGGTTGAGTGATTTCTTGAGCATGTTTCGCTCCAGTGAGATTGTGAAGTCTCACATAAAATTACTGATAGAAATAAATAGTGTCAATCAAAAAATTACAAATAGAAATAATGTGAGGGAATATGAATTTAGCGAAAACAAAAAAGCCCGCTCAATGAACGGGCTTTAGGAAACGCATTTTCTACAGTTGTCTGCGGGGGTTACCAGCCTTGAGAGGCGAGATGAGTGAAGCTCATCAGGGAAGGTGAGAACTCGTCTGAATTCTTTTTGCCCAAGGTATCGCATGCGTCGCCCGGCGTCTCCAATACCCATCCGCTCCAAGCGTTCTCATTCAAGATGATAACTTCCTTGAGGGGAGATAGGGACAATTCTCCTGACCATTGAAGGTAGCAGATGCCCTTAATCATGAGCGCATATTGTTGTTCTGATACCTGCGCTTGTGGAACGGCAATCCGAATTTTTTCTTCGACAAATTCAATTCCCATTGGTTGGAATTCGGCAATTGCGCTTGATACCTTTGAGATATCAAACGCCATCGCATTTGATATGTAGGAAAGGAGGCAGGCAGCGCTTAAGGCGAGTGCTTGTAAGGGTTTGTGCATAATTTGCCGCTCCATTTTCGCTATTGTTCGGACTCTTTGTGCGCTTGATGTTCGTAAATCTTGGGTTGCAAATCATTAGAAAACGCGATTCATGGATTTCTGTCTATGTCTAGCTACAAAAGGCGAAAATGTTTCACGCTGTTGATTGGTGTGGCAAAGTTAATTTCCATTAACTTTTTGTCCAAAAAAACAAGCTGACTCTTTGCAGAGGGTCGCAATTTGTGCCCTATTGCTGACATCGAGCATCGTGAGATTTTTTGAGAAAGGGCAATCGACTTAGAAAAACAGAATTGAATGGAGGGCTGATGTTTCAGTGTAGGGCGCTCTTGGGATGAAGGACTACGAATAAAGAGGCTTGAGCTCAATGACTGATCAAACTAGTGGGCCGTCAGAGACCGAAATGGATGCGCTTTGGGAAATTGCGGATAGGTTGCAAGTGCTTGCAAATACGCAGAAAAACCTTTTAGAGCTCAATGGAATTGCCTTGGAAAAAATGACGCAAGGTGGTGTAGATGTTGTGTCAATCGAAGTGTTTTGGGCGCTTCAAAGTCTTATGGCCGAGCAGGAGAAGAAGCTAAGAAATGTTATTGAGTGTGAGTTGCTCGAATGTGTAAAGGCGTAGGGCGAAAGCGCGTTTCTGCAATGGTTCAATGGGGGTGTAGCTTGGTTGGCTGCGCCCCTTTATTGTTTAAAAGTCGAGTTTCTGAACCAAGTCGGCTGGTAGTGAAATTTTCACGGGCGAGGCCCATTTTAGTTTGGTGTCGAGCATATTGTCGATCATCGGGTTTGTGCTGATTAAATGAAACTTGCCGGGTTCTGATCCTGGCTTAATATGCTTGACCCATACATCCCCATTCTCATCCTCGCAAATGCAAATGCGCCCCAATGCTTCATTGGGTACCCCGATGACGTCGCGAGAATAAAAGAGCACGTCCCCGGATGAATAGAGAGGGGTCATACTTTCGCCTTCCACTTCCACCGCAACAATATGCGTATCAAAGGGAAGGTCGCTAGGACAGGCTACATGGTAGATCCCGTCTCCCTTGGCGTAGGCGTCGAAAAGAGGAACTTTTGCGCCTGCGCCCACTCTCCCGGCTACTGCAACGGGTCGGGCGTCGTCGATCAAATCACTTGCACGAACGTCCAGCGCATTTGCTATTGCGATTAGAGCGTCCATTGAAGGCAGCTTCGCAATATTCTTGCTTTCCATCGCGCCAATATAAGACTGAGAAAGGCCGCTCGCTTCGGCAAGCTCCATCTGCGTCATGCGCTTCTGTTTTCTGATCGATTTGATTTTCATTTTCATACTCACATTTTAGCGCGTTGGCTTGGTTTGCGCGATATTCTGCCAGTGATAATATTTCTGACATCAATAATCTGTCTTGACGATCATATATTTCTATGAGAAATAATATCCATGACCCAGTTTCAGGCATACATAAATGGCTATCAGGGTAACCAAGGCGAGATCGCTGCGGCGCTCAACATTAGTCAGCCTTATCTTTCCTTGCTGTTTGCGGGAAAGAAAAGGCCTTCACTCGATCTCGCTGTCCGCATTGAAAGTTGGAGCGGTGGTGCTGTTCCTGTCGCAAGTTGGGTGACGGGGACTCGCTCCGATGCTTAGCCAATTTTCTGCCCTGTTTGGCCAGCTCTTGGCCGAGGGCTGCGGCTTCCTGTCGGAAAGTCTCGGCGCTCATCTCTCTCAGATCCGCCGGGTCATCGTCATTCCTGTTGTTTCCCATTTTCTTGATCTCCTGTGGTTGATGACCAGTCTGCAAGACTGGTCAGCCTCGGTCCATGTTTTTTCGCGGGGTCTTCGCTCATGACTTATGCGCTCTCCAACAAGCAAATCAGCGCTCTTTTGGCTGCCAGCCGCCTCGATCTTGATGCGGCGGGCGGTGCCGAGGCCGTTTCGGAAATTACCGGCTATCGCGCCCAAAGCCTCGACCGGATGGCGCGCCCCAAAGAGGCGCAAGATCCATGCCGTCAACAAAGCATGTCTTTGCTCGTCTTGGCTGAGATCATCCTTTTCAGCGAGGGGAGATCCAACAACGGGGTCAAGCGCCTTGCTGATCTTGCGGGGATGATCGCCATTCCCAAGCCTGACGGCTGTCAGGTGGGGCGCGGTCATGCTGCATTCTGTGCTGTGACCGATGAATTTGCCGGGCTGGTCAAGGCGCTGTCTGAGGCGCTGGCTGATGATGGCAAGGTCAGTGCCGAGGAGATCATCGAAAAGGATCTCTGCGGCAAACTGCAGGCCTTGGCGCGCGTCTGCATGACCCTTGAAGCGCGTTACACGGCACGCGTTGAGGAGGGGGAATAGATGCCCGACAAGCGAGCAAAGCGAGTGCCGTCGAAGCAAGCGCCAACACATTGCGATGCAATGTGTGAGAGCGTCCATCCGCACCCAAGACTCTGTCTCTCAAAAAAATTGGCCAATGAGCTGACCCGCATGGGCGAGGTCTGCGCCGGTGTCGTGTTCGGTGATGAGGATGCCTTTCTCGTCAACATGTCTGATGGTTGTGTCGTCTATGGGGTGTTCCTGTCTGATGAGGCCGAGCTGGAGGCTTTTCTCGATGAGCAAGCCCGGCTCGCTGTCGAGGGGTGCGCGTGATGGGGCGGGTGCTGGTGGCTTGCGAATATTCGGGCATTGTGCGGGATGCTTTTCTCGCTCTCGATCATGATGCTTGGTCCTGTGACCTGATTGCCAGTGAGCGCGGCTCTAATCGGCATATTCAAGGCGATGTGCTTGAGATCCTGCATGATGGTTGGGATCTGATCATCGTTGCGCACCCGCCTTGCACCCGGCTTTGCAATTCCGGTGTGCGTTGGCTGCATAAGCCACCAAAGGGCAAGACGCTCGAACAAATGTGGCATGAGCTCGATGAGGGCGCGGCTTTCTTCTCCAAGCTCTGGAACGCGGAAGTTCCTCATGTGGCTGTCGAAAATCCGGTCATGCACAAGCATGCCAAGGCGAGGATTGAGAATTATCAGGATCCGGCTCAGATCGTACAGCCATGGTGGTTTGGCGAGCCTCAATTCAAGGCAACCGGTCTTTATCTGCGCAATCTCCCCAATCTGGTCGAGACCGACCGGCTGACCGCTCCAAAATCGGGAACCAAAGAGCACAAGGCTTGGTCCCGCGTCCATCGCATGCCACCCGGCGCGGATCGCGCCAAAGAGCGCTCCCGTTTCTTCCCAGGTATTGCCAAGGCAATGGCCGAGCAGTGGACCCCAATTATTAATCAAACCGAGATGAGGAGGGCGGCTTGATGACCCTCATCATCGACCAAGCCAAAAAGCCGACCCGATATAAGAGCAATCCGGCATGTGTGAAACATTTCTGCATGGCCAAGGGCTGCTCCAATTGGGGCGCGTTCGGGATTGGGGTCTCGCTCAAGGCGGGCAAGCCGGGGCAATGGTTTTGCAGTGACCATATTGCTCAGGCGCATAAACAACTCTGCGCTGAGACCCGCAAGCCTTCCGATATTCCTGACTATTTGTTGCCGCAACCGGTTCGCGCTCGCAAGGCGCGGCGAGAGCGCAATCTCAAAAAACAACAAGGGGTTTTGCTATGACAGACAAGAAAACAACGTTGCCTCTGTCGATGCTGGATCATGCCTTGGCGCTGGCAGAAAAGGGCTTTGCGGTCTTCCCGGCCAATCCAAGCAACAAGAAATCACTGATCAAGGCTTGGCAAGAAAATGCAACCAAGGATCCCGATCAGATCCGCCAATGGTGGGTGCGGTGGCCGCGTGCGCTGATCGGCGCGCCGACCGGCTGGGGCTGCGATCTGTGGGTCTTGGATCTTGATGCAAAGGTCGATGATGTCACCGGCGAGGTGATCGAGGTCGCGGATCTGATCGCCATTGTCGAGGAGGCCATCGGCGAGCCTTTGCCTCAGACCCTCGCAACCGCGACCCCAAGGGGCGGGCGCCATCTCTTTTACCGCATGCCGAGCGATGGCCGAGAGGTGCGCAACCGCAACCCGCTGATGGAAAATATCGATGTCCGGGGTGAGGGCGGTTATGTCATTGTGCCGCCTTCGATCCGGGCTGACAGTGCGGTCTATCGCTGGGCTGATGAGGTTGATCCGGTCGAGGCTCCTGAGGCCCTGTTGGATCTGGTGATCAAGCCGGTCGAGCAGGCCGAGGAGGAGGGCGGTGCGGCTCCGGCGGTCAAGGGTGACTTTCAATCGACCTTGGCCGAGGAGGATGAGGCGGTCCGAAAATATGCGCTTGCGGCGGTCGATGGCGAGTGTCATGCGGTACGCACCTGTGGTAAAGGCGGGCGCAACAATCAGCTCAACAAAGCGGCCTTTTCCATCGGCCAATTGGTCGGTGCTCAAGTGATCACCCGTGCCATGGCTTTCGGCCTGCTGCAGGATGCGGCGCAAAGCAATGGCTTGATGAAAGATGACGGCGCAAAGGCCGTGCAAGCCACAATCAATAGCGGGCTGAATGATGGGGCTAATCATCCGCGCGACCTGTCCGAGATCCGCGCCAAAGCCGCCCGACGGGCCTCTCGCTCCAGCTTTTATCCTCCAGCGCCAAGCCCTGAGGATTATGGTGGATTTGCCGAGGGTAGCTCAAAAGGAAATCACCCTGAAAACCAAGAAGATCAAGGGGATAATGCCGAAAAGGCAGAAAAAGGAAATCAGGCGGGCGAGGGCGGTGACAAGCGCAAAAAGAAGCGCAAAAAGAAATCATCCTTTGCCGTGCCGCCTCGATCTGCGCTCTATTCGGCTTTGGATCGTGAGCTCGCTGAGCTGGAGCGCAATGATCTGGGCAATGGTGAGCGGCTGCAGGCCCGGTTTGGTCAGGATTTGCTCTATGTGCGAGACATTGGCTGGCACCATTGGTGCGGCTCGCATTGGACCGAGGATGACGCTTGGGAGTATGTTCACAAGCGCGCCCATGAGACCGCAAGGGCAATGCAGGATGAGGCAACTGCCTTGCGCCATGAGCCGCCTGATTGGCTGCAGGATGAGGATGAGATCGCCGAATTTGCCAATAGTCATTTCGGCTTTGCGATCTCCTGCGGTAATGCCGGGCGGATCGCCAACATGATCGCCACCGCTCAGAATTACATGACGATCGAGCCCTCCGAGATGGATGCCGATCTCATGGTCATCAATCTGGAAAATGGCACGATGAAACTTGAGGGCGCGTGCGAGACCTTAAAGCCGCACCGGCGCGAGGATCGCTTGGCCAAGGTGATGCCGGTAAGCTATGACCCGGATGCAAGCTATGAGCTGTTCCAAAGGTTCATGGATACGGCGATCCCTTGCAAGAAAAAGCAGGCCTTCCTGCAGGTTTGGGCGGGGCTTTGCCTGACCGGCCTGACGCGTGAGCAGAAGTTTGTTTTTAACTTCGGGGAGGGTGGCAACGGCAAATCGGTGTTTATGGATCTGCTGGCCAAGATGATGGGGCCTTATGCGGCGACAATCAACTTTTCTACCCTCTTGAAGGATGAGCGCAAGCGTGGCTCCGAGGCGACCCCGGATCTCGCCCGCTTGCCAGGTAAGCGCTTGGTTAAGGCCTCCGAGCCTGAGCGTGGGTCTGTTTTGGCCGAGGCGGTGATCAAGGAAATCACCGGTGGCGAGCCTTTGCAGGTGCGCAAGTTGCGTGAGGATTTTTTCGAGTTTTTCCCGCAATTCAAGCTCATGGTTTCGGGCAATCATCGGCCCTCGATCCGCTCGGCTGACCGAGGCATCTGGCGGCGCGTGGTGCTGTTCCATTGGGATCAAAATATCCCTGAGGATCAACAGGACAAGGGCTTGCCCGACAAGCTATGGCAAGAGAGGAGCGGGATCCTCAATTGGCTGCTGGATGGCGTCAGGCGCTATCTGGAGGATGGTTTGCAGGTGCCTGATGTGATCACCAAAGAAACCAACGACTATAAGGAGGATAGTGACCCGCTTGGGCGCTTCATTGCCGACTGTATCGAGCGCGCTCCGGGCGAGGAGGTCAATGCCACCACCCTCTATGAGGCCTATTGCTCTTGGGCGCGGTTGAATGAGGCCCCGATCTATAAGGCGACCGGCTTTGGCCGGGCCATGGTTGAGCGTGGGCTTGAGAAGCGCAAAAAGCGCACGGTCAGCTATCTCAACATTCGGCTGGATTATGTCATGCCCGATGCTGGCGGCGTCCATGACGGGCCTCCTGTGCCACCCGTGCCGCAAAGTGTCGAGGATTATAATGGCTAAAGGGTGCGCAACTGTCGCCAACTGTCGACAAACTGTCGACGGGAAAAACGTAGTCTTTTCAAGGCTGCGTAGAGGGTTGCGATAGTTGCGAGGGTTTTGGCTGTATCAAGGCTCATGTGGGTGTGTGTGGGTGTGTGTGCGTAACCTTTTAACCTCATGTAACTATCGCAACTGTCTACCCATTTAGGCAAGTAATTGAAACATTAATAAAAACAGCTTCGACAGTTGTCTTTGAAACTGTCGATCAACCGTCGAAAAACTGTCTCCCTTGTGAAATTTGACAATAAAGGCTCAGCAAATGGTTGAAATTTACAAATCCGGTCCGGTTCTGCCATCCAATGCGACCGCAAAGGTCTACTATCACGCGCCTGCCGTCAAAGCCCGTCAGGAGAGCCTTGAGCCCAAACCGATCAGCATTGTCGGGCTCCTGCGGTGGGTCTATGGCGATCAGAAAGCCGACCGCGTGAGCGGCTATCAGGCCGATGATGCGGTCTTGGGCTTTGCCAATGCCAACGGCACCTTTGACCGGATCGAGGAAATGGGCGTGATGATTTCCGGCTCTGGCCCTGTTGGTCAAGATCTCGACCCGGCGGCGCTGGCAGTCCATGAGACAGTTTGCATCTATGCGGCAATGGGGCAGGAGCAGGCCATGCGGGCGGGCGCTCTGGTCCTTTATGCGCGGGCCGGGTTTGAGCCGGGGGTGCTCAGCGAGCTGCCAGCCCTGCGCTGCTATGATCAAGGCAAGTGTAGCTATTGGGCCGGTGATCAGCGTTTGAGCTTTATCCCCAAAAACATCATGCGTAAGCCTTGCGGCTATGACGGGCCATATATCCGCAAGGGGCAGGCCTGCGATATTGCCTTTTCTCGTGACCATGCAAGTCATGCCAACGAATTGAAAAAATGGGAAATTTGGGCCTGCGGTCTTGAGGAAATCCATGCCATGATCCCGCGCCTGCATCGCTGGGCCCTCAAGCCCTTCGAGCTGCCGCCTTTCGTCAGGCGGGTGCAAGACCCGGTTGAAAGCCTGCTTTAGGGCTTGTGTAAACATCGCGCTTGACATAGCTTTTAATAGTCGAAAAGCACCCGCGATTTGCTCACGTAGCAAGCGCGGGTTTTTTGTTGGCGTTCCTTGTGGTGAGGTGAACCCGCTCCGGCTTGATTGTCCGGGGCGGGTTTTCTCATGGCCGATCTGGAGTGATGCGATGTGATTGATGTGGATCTATCCAACTTCGAGAAGACGCTCGACCTCATCCAGATGATGGGCAACAAGTCGCCCCGGATGCTGCAGGCAACCGTTCGTCAGGCCGGGCGTCAGGCCATGACCCCATGGCGTCAAGCCACTGCCAAGCAGTCGGGCGTCAAGGCGCGCAAGGTCCAGCGTTCAACCAAGTCCAAGAGTTATGCAAGCGCTGGGGACTTCGTCTTTGAGATCCGGGTGCGAGCCGAATGGTCTTACCTGACCGAGTTTAGCCCGGCTCAAACCGATGAGGGGATCGAGGCCAGCCCGTGGGGATCGCGTCAGATCTTCGCCGGGTCATTCTTCGGCACGGTCGAGGCGGGCAAGTCAGGCAAGTCTCATCTTGGCGTCTTCATTCGCCAGACTGAGGACCGCCTGCCGATCCGTCAGCTCTATGGCCCAAACGTGGCAATAGAAGGCGCACGCGGCAAGGCGGCGGATACGTTCGAGAAAGAGAGCGAGGAGGCCCTCAATGCAACCCTACAACAAGAGATCGCTCAGCTCTTTGCCTGACCCGACCCCTGTTAACCCGCCCAAGGCGCGCGGGTCCTTCCAGCCCCCACCCCCGCCCGCGGGGTTGTAACCTCCCGTGGGTTTTCTAGTTAAAGCTATGTTTTTGTTGGGTTAACGCGGTTAACGAGGTTAACGGAAATGGGTGATCAGGTTAACAGTGAGACGCTTTTGAAGACGGTGACTGAGCTCGCCGAGATGGAAGGGATCTCTAAAGCTGCGATCTCAAAGCGGCTCAAAAAACTTGAGGCCGCAGGGCTGGAGCTCAAGCGCAATGAGCGCGGTCATATTGTCGGGGTGCCGGTTGCTGACTATGAGGCGCTCGCCAATGTGACCATTGATCCGATCAAGGTGTCGGCGGCGCGGCCTGAGGTCGAAAAGCATAAGACGGATGGCCAGCCAATTGCGGCGGGTCCCTTGCCGGGGTCGCTGGAGCATAAAAGGCTTGAGGAAAAGCAGCTCGATATTGACCGCAAGAAGCGCGCCGAGGCCCTTGAGATGGGGCAATTGGTGCGGCTGGATCTGTTGCGGCCTGCTCTGGAGCGGGCGGGCAAGGTGATCCAAGCCGGGATCAACCGGCTCGAAAATAGGGCCGATGACATTTGTCTCGCGGCTGAAAAGGGGTCGCATGCGGCGCGGCTGGAATTGAAAGGATATTCGGCTGAGATCTGTGACCTTGTAGCCAAGGAGCTGGCGGCGATTGCTGCCGAGGCTCCTGAGGGAGATCCGCCGCTTTAACTGTTGGTGTTGTTATGGCTTGGTTTGCGGGCGCTGAAAAACTGATCTTCGGTGAGCTTGCGGCTGGTATCAAGCCAAACTTGCCGGTGAGTTTCCCTGACTGGATCGAGAAAAATATTGTCCTGATTGACGGCGATCATGCGGGGCAATTGTGGAGCCGGTCGAATGCGCCTTATCTCATCGAGCCTGCGGAATGTTTGAGCGTTGAGCATCCGTGCAATGTGGTGACAATCCGCAAGAGCCAGCAAACCGGGGCCTCAATTCTGGCCCTGTCGTGGGCGCTCTATATCGCGGATCAAACGCCTGCCAATACGCTTTTTGCGGTGCCTTCGATTGATGCGCTCAAGGATATGAGCGATCAGAAATTCCGGCCCTTGATTGATGCTTGGGAAAATGAAACCGGGCGGCAAGTCATCAAGCCGATGACCAGCCGGTCGGATGAGGGCTCCTCAAAATTCCTGAAAAAGTTTCCCGGCGGCTATATCAAATTTGCCAATGCCAACTCGGCGATGGATCTGTCATCCAAGACGGTCAAATATGGGATCAAGGATGAGGTTTCCAAGTGGCAGGATATTGCGGGCGAGGATGACCCGGAAACGCTTTTCTTTGGTCGCTTCACTGCCTTTCGCCGGGCCAAGACTTACAAGATTTTTCAGCTCTCGACGCCTGAGCTTGACGCGGGCGAGGAGGGTGGCAAGGGTGTCGGTCACTGCAGAATTGACCGGGCCTTTCTCGCGTCTGATCAACGCTTTTGGTATATCCAATGCCCTGAATGTGGTGAATATTTCTATCAGCATTTTGACGGCTTGGTGATTGATGAGAAGTCGCCTCACAAGTCAAAATATGAATGTCCGCATTGCGGCCATCATGTGAGTGAGGCCGAGCGAGTGAAGGGCGTCAAGGCCGGTCACTATCGGGCGCACCGGGGCAATGAGGGCCGTGAGCCCGGTTTCCATATGGATGCTTTTGTCTCGCTGATGATGAGCTATGAGGCAATTGCCGAGGATTATCTGGCGTCAGAAAATGGCGGATCCAAAGGGCCAAAGGGCTTCAAAAACCTTGTCCTTGGCTTGCCCTTTGCCATGAAAGGCAATGCGCCTGAGTGGAAACGCTTGATGGAGCGGTCTCAGCATTATCCTGAAAACCAGATCCCGCGCGGTGGCCTCATTCTGGTTGCCGGTGCTGACGTGCAGCATAAGGGTATTTGGGTCATCATCAAGGCCTTTGGCCGTGGCAAACAAAGCTGGACCATTTCGGCCCGGTGGTTGGATGGTGACACAACGGATGCCAATGAGGGCGCTTGGAAAAAGCTTGCGCGTGTCTATGAGGAAGAGTTTCCCGATGTCAATGGTTGTCTCAGACCGATTGAGATGATGTGCGTTGATGCGGGCGACGGTGGCCGGGCCGGGGCGGTTTATACTTGGTGCGGTGCGCGCCTCAAGGCGCAAGCGATCCATGGGGTGGATGGCTGGGGCAAGCCTCCGATTGGCCCTGAAAAGCCGATCACCTATGACTATCAGGGGCGGCGGGTCAAGGATGGCGCAACGCTTCGCGCGGTCGGGACATGGGATCTCAAGGCGACCTTTTATGACAATCTCCACAAAGAGGGGGTTGTCTCCGGGGCTTCTGAGGATCCGCCGGGATATTGCCATCACGGCGATTTTTTGCCGGATTGGTATTACAAGCAGATCACCTCTGAATATCTCAAAGATGTGATTGTCGCGGGGATCCCAAAACAGAAGTGGCAACCGGTCGGCGACAACCATTTGCTCGACTGCGAGATCTATGCGGTCGCCTCTGCCGAGATCCTCCAGATCTCTCTCTTTGAGGATCACAATTGGCACTATCTCGAAAAACAATATGGCTTGCTTGGTGAGGTCGGCGCGCAACAGGAGCTTTTTGCGTCTGAGCCCGTCAAGGCCCTGACCAAGCCTGAGCCTGAGCCGGATCCTGAGCCCGATCCTCAGCCTGAGAGCAACAGTCCAGCCGATGGTTGGTTGTCTGACGGTGATGGATGGCTTGGGCAAAATGATGATTGGTTGAGCTGATGAGCTGGACACAAGAAGATTTGGCCAATCTCAAAAAGGCCTTTGCCCTTGGTGCCAAGAAAACCCGGATTGCTGGTGAGGAGGTCGAATATAGATCTCTGAGCGAGATGAAAGAGATCATTGACATGATCGAGCGGGATCTCGCCGGGAAACCTCGATCCGATTTTATTCAAACAATCTATGAGAGTTAGCGCCATGGGCTTTTTGTGGAATGCTGCGGGTGCGCTTGCCTCTGGGCAGGCGCTCCAATATGTGCGCTATCAGGTCGGACGCTCGATCATGGGTCAGCGCTCCTATGCTGCCGAGATGCTGGCCAAGCGCTTTCGTGAGTTTGTTGCGCCTCGAACCTCTGCCAATGCCGAGGTGCGGCCCTCGGCTGGCACGGTGCGGGCCAATGCCCGTCAGGCGGTGCGCGACAATCCGGTCGCTGAGCGGATTGTGCGGCTGTTTGAGATCTATCTCATCGGTCGCGGGATCAAAACAAAGTCGAGGACCGGGGTCAAGACGCTCGACAAAAAGACAAACAAGCTGTTTGACCAATGGGCCGAGGTTGCCGATTTTGGCGGCGAGGAGACCTATTATGGTCTCCAGCGGCTTGTTGTGCGCGCGATGGCTGAGAGCGGCGCGGTGCTGATCGTCTATCGGTGGGATCGGGATTTTCCGGTTTTGCCTTTGCGCCTGCAGGTGCTTGAGATTGATCACCTTGATCATTCGAAAGATGGGCCTTTGCCTCAGGGTGGCCGCATTGATATGGGGATCGAATTTGACCGGCATGGTCGGCGGGTCGCCTATCATATCTATGATGAGCATCCCGGTGAGGCGATCTCTTATGATGGCTTCCAAAGCACCCGATTTTTGTCGGAAGATGTGATCCATCTTTATCGCAAGGATCGGCCCGGTCAGATCAATGGTGTGAGCTGGCTTGCGCCGGTGCTGCCAACGCTCAAGGATCTCAATGAGTTTTTTGAGGCCGCATTGGTCAAGGCCAAGATTGAGGCTTGCTTTGCGGTCTTTCGGCAACGTCCTCAGGCCGGTGGCGCGGTTCTACCCGGTGCAAAGGATGAGAGCGGTGGTCCATCGGTGAGCAAGATCTCGCCGGGGGTGATCATTGATGGCAAGCCGGGTGAGGAATTCAAGGCGGTCGCGCCTTCGAGCAATTCCAGCTTTGAGATGTTCGTCACCAATATTCTGATGCTGGTGGGGATCGGCGTCTCGATGACGTATGACCTCGTTTCCGGCGATATGCGCAAGGCCAATTATAGCTCAATGCGCGCCGGGCGGTTGCCCTTCTATCGGTTTGTTCTGCAGACGCAAGAGCTGTTGCTCATTCCTCGCTTTTGCTCTCGCGTCCAAAAGTCGTTCATTTTTGCGGCGGTGCTCAAGGGTGAGCTCAAGCCGAGAAAAGGCGGTTACCCGGCTGATTTCGTGCCGCCGGTGCAGGAAAATCTCGATCCAATCAAGGATATGCAGGCCGACATTTTGGCGGTCAAAGCCGGTGCCATGCCACCGCAAGAATTTACCGCTCGCTGGGGCCGTGATTTCGACGATGTGGTCGCAAAATTTGTTGAGGCTGATCAGGTGCTCAAGGATGCCGGGGTCCGCTTTGACTATTCGGGCAATGTGAATGCAAAGGCTCAAACGGATGATCCGCCGGATGATGCCGATGATGATGACAAGAAAGGTGATGATGATGCCCAAGAAGACTGAGCAAAAGCGTTTCCAGCCGGGCAATCAGAGCCTCTCTCGCGCGGCTGACCTGACGCCTTCAAGCTATGATGAGGGGTCGCGCTCTGTTGAGGCGATCCTCTCAACCGGGTCGCGGGTGCGGCGCTGGTATGACTTCGAGGAGCTGGAAATCAGTGACGCGGCGATTGATTTGACCCGCGCGGCTGGTGGTCAAGTCAAGCTCCTCGATCATCACAATCAGCGTGAGCGGTCTGCTGTTCTCGGCACGGTCGGCGATGTTCGGGTCGAGAATGGCCAGCTCGTTGGCCGGTTGACTTTCGCTGATAGTGATGTCGGTCGAGATGCCGAGGGTCAGGTCAAACGCGGTGAGCTTTCCAGTGTGTCGATTGGTTACAAGGTCGATAATTGGGAGCGCACCGGCATTGAGGATGACCGTGAGATCTGGACGGCGCGCAAGTGGGAATTGCTTGAGGTGTCTCTCGTTTCCGTTCCTGCCGATCCGTCTGCAAATATTCGTTCCTTGCCGCAAGGCGAACCTATTGAAACCCCAGAAAATGAGGATGGCGCGATGTCAACCGAAACCGATAACCAGCGGGCTGATCAGTCCGCCAATCAGGATCCTGTCAATGGTGGCAATCCTGCACCCCCTCAGGAAACGCGGGGCGCTCCGAATGAGCCTGCTGCGCCTGTCCAGTCTGAGCGCTCTGCTGCAACGATTGATTATGTTTGCGGTCAGGCCGAGGCCTCTGGCCTTGGTATGGATTGGGTGCGCTCGATGAGCGGTCGCACTGAGCAGGAGGTGCGTGATGCGGCGCTGAATGCTCTGCAGGCTCGCACCTCGGCTCCGACCAATGGCACGCATAACGAGACAACGCTCGACAACCCGGCCAATATGCGCGGTGCCTTGATTGATGCCTTGGCCTCGCGTGCGGCTGGTAGCCAGCCGAGTGATCAGGCCCGTCAGTTTGCCTCCTATTCGATTGTTGACGTGGCGGCGACCGCGATGGGCGAGCGGGCAACGTTCGGGCGCAATGATGTTGATATCATCCAGCGCGCTCTCACCACCGGTGATTTCCCGCTCATCCTGGAGGGGGTCAATCATCAGCTCATGCGGCGTGAATATGATCGAGCGGCTCCAACCTATCGCGAGATTATGCGCCGGTCTGACCTGCAGGATTTCAAGACCTCCAGCTCATACAGCCTTGGCGATTTCCCGACGCTCAAGCAGGTGACGGAAAAGGGCGAGATTGATTTCGGTGGTATCTCGGAAGGTAAGGAAACCTCTCAGCTCAAGACCTTCGGTCGGCGTGTCTCGATCACCCGTCAAATGCTGATCAACGACAATCTCGGCGCATTTGCTGACATTGGCCGTCGAGCGGCTCAGGCTGTTTTGCTGTTCGAGAATGGTCTGGCTTACAAGATCTTGCTTGCCAATGGCGGCAATGGTCCAAAGTTGTCGGATGGCAAAGCGCTGTTTGATGCCGCTCACAATAACTTGCTGGCTGCGGCGGCGCTTGGGGTCGCCGGGGTTTCTGCAGCGCGCAAGGCTATGCGCTTGCAGGAAAGCCTTGATAAACAGCGCTTGAGCATTCCGGCGAAAAAGCTGCTGGTTGGCCCGGATCTGGAAACGGAAGCGGAAATGTTCCTTGCTCAGGTCACCCCGACCAAGCAGGCCGATTTCAACCCGTTCAGCGGCAAGCTGGAGTTGGTTGTCGAGTCTGAGATCACCGATAAATCTTGGCGTTTGTTCGCTAACCCGGAAATGTATGACGTGATGACCTACGGTTATTTGCGGCAAAATCCGGGGCCGATCTTCATGCGCAACCAGTCGAGCCCGGTTGATGGTGTTGAGCTTGTCGTGGTTCTTGATTTCCATGTGTCGGCGTCTGATTTCCGTGGCGCGGTCAAAAATCCCGGCCAATAATTTAGGCCGATCCAATCTATCCCTTGAGCAAAAGCCTAGCCCTCGTGCTGGGCTTTGCTCGTTTTAAGGATCCAAAATCATGAAAAACTATCTTTCCGAGGGCAATGTCATTGATGTGCCTGCGCCTGCTGGCGGTGCCAAGTCTGGCGATTTTGCCATGGTTGGCGCAATGTTCGGCTGTTTCGTTACCTCTGCGGCTGAGGGTGAGCCGGTCGGTCTTTGCCGCGTCGGTAAATTTGAGGCTGATCTGGATGGCGCTGATGTAACGCAAGGGGCCAAGCTCTATTGGAAGGCTGACCCGGGCATTGTCACCGGCGTTGCAACCGGCAACACAAAGATCGGCTTTGCGGCGGCTGCGAGTGCGTCCAACAAGGTTGAGATCGTGCTGGTCCCGACCGTGGTTTAACCATGTCCCTGCGGCGAGCTATGGCGACCGTCTCCGCTGGCATTAACAACCAAGTTTTTGGTGAGCGCTATCTGATCAGTCGGGTGGCGCGCGACCAATATGGGAATGTTGATGAGAGCGGGGCGGTCGAGCCTTTTGAATGCGTGGGTGTCCCGCAAGAGAAAGAGTTTTCGCAAAAGCTCGATGGCGAGCGGATCGGCGTCAACTTTAAGGGCGATGTGACCCTGACGGTGCCGTTTATCCGGTTTCGAAAAGTTGACTTGCCGCCGGGCTTTATCTTCAAGGAATTGGATCGGATCGAGCAGCTCGACCATGAGCGGAATGCTTATGTCGTTGAATATGCGCCTCCTGCGTCCTCCAATGGCCTGATCAGCGTCAAGGTGTCAGTGGCATGATTATCAGATCCATTTTGCAAATGCTGCTTGTGCAGGCAATCAAGGCCGCTGAGACCCTTGCGGGGCAAGAGCGGGTGTTTGATGCTCTGATCGGCAATATCATCAAGGACAAGGCGCACCATTGTGCGCCTATCGTGATTGTTAATTCCGAGGATACGCAATTGTCCCTCAATCCCTCGGTGTTCAAGGGGCGATCTGAGCAGACCTTTCTGATCTCAATGGCGGTGCTTTATGCCGATGAGCAAGCGGCCAATGATCCAAGCCGACAAAAGTGGAAATTGCCTTTCTCGGATCCGGGGGCGGTGATCTATCTCTCGCGTCTGGAGCGAGGTGTCTTGTTCGCCTTGCAACCCGAAAGCAGCGAGGCGGCTGAGCTGTTCCATGATGGGTTGGATCTGGTAACCGGCAAGAGCATGGTTGGCGGTGGTCGCAAAGATGGGGTGCGGTTTGCCGCGCGTGAGATCCATCTGACCACGCGCATGCTGGCCGAGCCTGCGCCTAACAAGCCTGCCTCCGGCTGGGTGGATCGGGCGCTCACCTATCTTGAAAATGTCCAAGAGACGGCACGGCATGCGGCTCTGTTGCGTGCTGATCTTAACGGGGACCCGGCGGCGCTGCCGCAATTGGCTGAGCTGGCTGAGCGCAATATGAGCAGCTTTGATGCTCAATTGCTGGGGCTTGGTGATCTTGTGCCGGATGAGGGCGGTTTTGTCTGGTTGCCGGTCGATGGTCGTGACCCGGCTGATAAGGTTTTGGATTGATGGATCCCTTTCAGGAAATCTTATCGCGGCTCACTGTGGCTGAGAAGCGGATCGAACGGCTCATCCGACCGGGCCGGATTACCAAAGTTGATGGTGACTTATCTGAGGTCTCGGTCGGGCCGGGTGACCCTATCCGCGCGCGTAAAAAGAGCTTTGCGGCGGGTGCGGTCAAACTCAACATTACCGCAAGTGAGAGCGAGCCTGTCACACTCTTTTGTCCCAATGGCGATGCGCGACAAGCTTTTTACCTGCCCGGTGATTGGACTGGTGAAAATGAAAATCCTTCTGAGGGGCCCGATGAGCTGAGGCTGACGGTCGGCAAGACTTCCTTGCTGATCAAGGATGGTCAAATTCTGGCTGAGGTCGATGGCAAGCGTTTTGAGCTGACCGGCTCCGGGATCCGCACGGTCGGCAATGTCGATCTTGATGAGGGTTATGTCAAAAATAACGGTGTGACGATTGATGAGACCCATACCCATGGCGGGATTGCAGAAGGTCCGGCGCGCACGCTCACACCAAAATGAGGAAAGAAACCATGTCCAAGACAATCAAATGCAAGGTTACTGACAAGGCCGGTGAGCGGATCAATGGCGCGCCGGTCAAGCCGGGGCAGACAATCGAGCTGAGCGAGAAACAATTCAACCATTTTTGGTTGCTCGGTCATGTCACCACCTCGGCGCATGAAAAGTCCGAGGCAAAGGCCAAGGCTGCGCCAAAGGTTGACAAGGCTCCGACCGTGTCGCGTGCAAAAGACGATGCCGGGGATTGATCGCAACACTGGCAAGATGGCGAGCGAATGGGATCATACGATCCAAAGCATTCGGGATTACATCTTGCCGACGCCTTTTGGTGTGCGCGTGATGCGTGAGGATTTTGGCTCGCTCATCCCCTTTATGTTGCTGCGCGAAAATCTCGACAATGAAAATGCGCTCCTGATGTTTTGGGCGATTGCTTTGGCGATTGACCTTTGGGAGCCGCGTTTTGATGTCAAGCGGGTCAAGCCTGCTGAGACGGTGACCACCCGGCGAAAAGGCCGGTTGCCGGTCGCGGTCGTTGGCGATTTCATGCCGCGCGGTCATCTGGGTGATTTCACGGTCGAAAAGCACAATGTCTCTGTGCTGCTTTAGGGTTGGAGAAAGTCAATGTCCAATAGCCTTTGGCCTGAGGGCCTGCCTTTGCCGACCATGGTCAATGAGATTGATTATGAGGCTTTCTTGGCGGCTCGGATTGATCGGGCGGTCGAGGCCTTTGCAGCGCAAGGGCTGACCTATGACGTGGAGGCGCTGGAGACTGACCCGGCTGTGATCCTTCTGCAGGTTTCGACCTATGAAGAATTGATGATGCGGCAAAGAGTCAATGAGGCGGTGCGGGGGCAATTCCTGCCCTTTGCGACTGGCAGTGATATCGACTATCTGGGCTGCTTTCACAAACTGCCTCGGATGGCGGGTGAGAGCGATGATCGCTATCTCACCCGGATTGTGCTCAAGACCAGCTCCGGCGATCTTGGGGGCAGTGAGCCGCATTATAAGCTCATCGCCATGAGTGCCGATATGCGCGTCGCGGATGCCAAGCCCTATCGGATCGGGCGGGATCCGACCGTCCATGTGGCGATCATCTCGACCGATAACAACGGCGTGCCGGATGCTGAGTTGCTGGCGGCGGTTGATGCGGCTCTGCAAAGCCCTGAGGCTCGTCTGACCAATGACACAATCATCGTCGGGCCTGCCGCACGGGCGGTGACCGATGTGCATGCGCGTGTCTGGCTGTTGCCGGATGCCTCGGTCACGGTGATCGAGGAGATGCGGGCTCAGCTCATCGCAGCATGGTCCGAGATCATGCTGCTGGGCCGCGATGTCAATGACACTTGGCTTAAGGCCAAGCTCTATCATTCGGGCGTGCATCGCATTGAGATCGTCTCTCCGGCCTCTGACAAGCAGGTGCCTTTCACTGAGGTGGCGGTGCTCGGTGAGGTCAATCTGGAGCTCGTCGGAAGGGCTTTTTAAATGTCTCTTGCATCGTTGTTGCCATCGAACGCGACCCCATGGGAACGCGCGATGGCTGACGCCATGGCCATGCCTCAAGTCTTGCACAATGCCATTGGCACGATGCGGGGCTTTAAGCATGATCACCCGTCACCCTCCTTTCTTCTGCCGCTGATCATCGAATATGGGCTGACTGAGCTGACGCCCTACATCGCAAACCAATATACCCTCGTTAATGAGGGGCCGGATTGGACGCGGGTGCGCTCCAGTGATGGGGCGGTCGCGCTGGGTCTCGGCTGGCTGGATCTGGTCGCTGAGATCGAAAAGGCGCGACCGACCCGGACCTATTGGAACCAAATCACTCTCCTGTTTTCCAGCCTGCCGGGGAATGATGACCCGCTGCTGGAGCAGATCGAGGGGGTGACGCGGCTGTCAATGGCCATGCGGTCGGACCTCTGGCGCGGTGTCTTTGCCTATGACGTGCGGGCCGCCGAGGCGGATGGCGCGCGGCTTGACAATGCCATGTTGGATTTCTCAAGCGGGATCCGGGTCAAGGAGGGCGGCGCGATCTGGTCTTTTGGCCGGACGTGGGAAGCGGATTTTCTGCTCTCTCAAGCGGTCGGTGAGGCGCTCGATCTCTGGATTGATGAGCCGGTCGATGAGAATGCCGGTCTGACGTGGGCTGATGCCGATATCCCTTGGGGTGAGGCCAATTTCCCCTGGGTGTCGGACGCGGTGGCGCAACGGCGTCTCGTGATGATGAGCCAGCTCAAGCGGCTGACTTATCTGGTTGGCCTGTTTGATGAGGCTGGTGAGGCCATTGGCTATCGTCGGGTACGGGCGGTCCATCCGGTCGGCGTGGCGGTCGATGGTGCCTATCAGTTTAACGGGGTCTCTCTGGCGCCAAGTGAGGCGGGTGATCGGCTCTATGTCGAGGCGCTCACGGCGTTTGATGACGCGGATCTGATGACCGCTCACCATATCGCGCTGATTGCCGAGGCTGACATTGCCGAGGGCACCTTGCCCGGTCGGATGTGGCTGACCCCTGATCTCGTTTCTGGCGGGGTCGAGATGGCGCGGCAAGCGGTCGAGATCCCATTGCGCAAGACTGTGCGAGAACAACTTAAATTTCAAGTGAGGGTATGATGGCAACGCGGGATGAATTGAATTTTGTGATTGACCGTGCGGTCGATAAACCTGAGTGGAAAGGCGTGACCTTCCACGGTGAACAACCGTTGATCCAAGGCGGTGAGCTCAATGAGCTGCAGACCATTGCGCGGGCGCGCACGCGGCGGATCGGCAACCTGATCGCCAATGATGGTGACCGGATTGCCGGGGCGCTGGCGATTGTCGATATTGAGGCCGCTGCCGTGACGCTGGAAGCCGGTGAGATTTATATCGCTGGTGATGTGCTGACGGTCGAGGCTCAAGTGCTTGATCCTGTCTCGATGGTCGGCCTTGTTGAGATCGGTGTGCGGCTGATCAAGAGCGAGCTGACCGATGAGGAATATCCTCAGCTCAAGGGTCAGGTGCCGGGATCGGATGCCGAGGGCGAGCCGGGTGCGGCGCGTGAGATCTGGTCTCTGACGTGGGGCCTTGTCGATGATGGCGGTGATGGCGATTTTTATCGCGTCTATTCGCTGCAGGATGGGGCGATCATTGATCAGACCCCTCCGCCTGCGCTGGAAGGCGTGACCGCGGCCATCGCGCAATATGACCGCGTGCGTGGCAATTACATTGTATCGGGCTGTCGCGTGACGGCGCTCGGCAAAGATGGCACCAAGCAGTATTTTTCTATCGAACAGGGCGAGGCCAATATCCAAGGCCGCAAGCGCACCCGCTTTGCCGCGCTTCGGATCGGCCATGAGGAGGATTTTGAAGTCGCGGCGGTGCCGGGTGAAACCCATGTGATTGCCAGCTCAGATCCCACCACACTCACGGTCGCCTATGCGCCGATTGCCGAGGTCAGCCAAGTCCTGATCGAGAAGGAAAAGACCGTCCAGATCACGCGCGGCACAATCGCCAATGGTGTGGATGGCCTGCCTGACAATAGCGTCACCAGTATCATCTCTGTGGTGCAAGGCGGCACGACTTACGTGCGGGGGACGGATTACCAGCTGACTGCTGGCGGGGTGGATTGGCAATTGCCGGGTGCTGAGCCTGCTGAGAGCACCACCTATAACGTGACCTATCGCTATCGCGCGGTCGTGGTGCCGGATGCCTTTGATGCCACCTCGATCACAGTGTCGGGCTCGGCGGCGGGTGGTCAGGCGATCCTCGCCTATACCTACAAGCTGCCTCGGATTGATCTGATCTGTTTGGACAAAGACGGTTTCCCGGCTTATGTCAACGGCGTGCCGGGCTCAACCTTGGAGCCGCAAAGCCCTGCGGATTTGCTCAAGCTGGCTGAGGTGCACAATGATTGGTTCGGCACGCCAACTGTGGTCAACAATGGCACCTTTGCTCCGACCTATGATGAGCTCGCCCGGCGATGGGCGCATATGGAAAATATGACCCGCATGCTGCAACTTTCCCTCCTGGAGGCGCAAGCGGTGCGGCGGGACAATGCACGGGTGCGCAATACATTCGTGGATCCGTTTCTCGATGATAGCAACCGCGATGCGGGTGAGCCTCAAAATGCTGCGGTGTTTGGCGGTCTCTTGCAATTGCCGATTGCTTCGACCTTTTACACTGCGCCACTTTCTGGCCCGGTGCTCCTCGACTATGTCGAGGAGGTGATCATCGCGCAAGAGGCGCAATCAGGGTGCGAGCCGATCAACCCCTACCAGAACTTTAACCCGATGCCAGGGGCGATGGAATTGTCGCCTCAGGCGGATTATTGGACGGTCTCAACCACCGAATGGGCCTCTCCGGAAACGGAAGAATTCCAGCGCGGTACGCGGTGGGATGGCGGGCCGCTCCAGACCGTAGACGAAAGCACCCGCTCTTTGGGGTCGCGTACCGAGCAGGCTGAATTCATGCGGTCGATTTCGGTGACGGCCACGATCAAGGGCTTGTCGGAAGGCGAGCAATTGGCTGAGCTGACCTTTGATGGCCGTGATGTCAAACCAGCGGGCGTGCAAACTGCCGATGCGCAAGGTGAGATCGAGGTTGCTTTCACAATTCCTGAGGGCGTCACCACTGGCACGAAACAGGTCTTTGCCAAGTCTGCGGCGGGGCTTGAGGCGTGGGCGGCTTTCACGGCTGAGGGGTCAATCAATGTCGAGACCCTGCAGCGGGTGACCTCTATCAGCATTTGGCAACGGGGCGTGGTCGATCTGGTCGAGCAATCGAGCAGTGACGGCTTTACCAACTGGAGCCAGCGGGGTGGTGGCGGATCCGGGGAAGGGGGCAACACGGGGGACAGTGACCCTCAGGCCCAAACCTTCACGCCTGCGGAAACCCGTCAGGTCATCGGTGTGGATTTCAAACTCTGTGCCATCGGTGGTGAGGAGAACTCAATCCTCGTCAATCAGGTGACGGTAGAGAATGGTGATCCAACCTCGGACATTGTCTCTGAGGGCTTTGTGCCAATGGCGGGCGCTGCCGTGGGATGGAAAGGCGCACGCTATCGTCTGCCCGTCTTGACCGAAAGTGACCGAGAGCATGCCTTTGTCATCAAAACAGATGACGGGGTGCATGCGGTGGCCGAGGCGACCTTGGGCGCGCTCGATGTGGTCAATCAACGCTATATTACGGCTCAGCCCTATACGGTCGGCGTGCGGCTGTCGTCCTCCAATGCCAAAAGCTGGACGCCTCATCAAAATTCGGATCTGACTTTCAGGCTGATCGCGGCGCGTTACACGCAAACCACCAAGACAGTGGATCTCGGCTCTCATGCCTTGGTCAATTGCTCTGATTTGCAGGTGCGGGCCGGGGTGTTTGTGCCGTCTGGTGACTGCTCGGTGACCTTCGAGATCGAGCGCACCAATGGGGTGATCTATCGCCTCACGGCGGGGCAGGTCTTGTCGCTGGATGAATATATCACCGAGAGCGTCCAATTGCGGGCGGTGCTGCGAGGAACGGAGAAGCTTTCGCCGATCCTCTTTGCGCCAGTCATCCTGATCGCCGGGGAGATCGCCCAAAGTGCGACCTATATCTCCAAGGCGTTCAAGATCGGGGCCAATGTTCGGCTGACTGATTATTTTCGGGCGTTCCTGCCGCCGGGTGCGGGGGCAAGTGTCCATTATGATCAGGCTGATGACAATTGGGTCGAGCTGCCACTGACCGAGACCGAGGCTTTGTTTGAAAACCATTGGTCGGATCGTCGGCATGAGGCGTCCGGTGTCAGTGCGGTCGAGGGGCGGGTCAAGATCACCCTGACCGGCGGACCTGACGCTCGGCCTCTGATCGGCGATCAGGCTGCGGCCATCTACTAGGAAAAGGCAAGGTTATGACAACAACTCCTAACCGCAATTATGGCCTAATCGGCTTTGGCCCGAATGGCTGGATGTCTGAGGATCTAGCGACCTTCAACCTCAATCTGGGCAAGATTGATGGTGATGTGCATGCCTTGTTTGCTGCCCTTTCTGGCAAACGCGATGCGGATGCCAGCATCGGCATGGACAAGGTGACGGGCCTCAATGATGCCCTCACCGGCAAGGCGGCGGCGGGCCATAGCCACAACTTGGCCGATCTCGCCGATGTGGATGCCGCTCAGGCGGGCGAGGGCTATCTCCTCGCCCGTCAGGCCGGAGCTTGGGTGCCGGTCAGCGTCAATGCCGTCTTTGGGCAATTCTCGGTCAATATCAACTCTGTTGATGGGCTGGCCGATGCGCTCAACGGCAAGGCGACGAGCGATCACAATCATGATGCTCGGTATGTGCGTGCCGATCAAGCCAACGTTATCAGCAACCCTTTGACCTTTGCTGATAATGTTGATCTCAGGCTCGGCAGCGATGGGGATTTGCGGTTTACCTTCAACGGTACAAACAGCTATCTTCAGAGCTTCTCGAACGATCTTTATATCGTCAATCGGGCCCACGGTCGCGAAACTTTCATCCAGGGTGAGAAAGAAGATGGCACGGTGCGCACGGCCATTACTATTCGCGATGGGCATTACCCTGAGCTTTTGTATGACGGCGTTTTAAAGATGGCCGCATATTCCGGCGGGGTTCGTGCCTATGGTGCAATGCAGGTGCATGAAGGCGGAGCGGATCGCAATGTCTTTCATGCTGGGAATGTTCATGCAAACTTCGACCTGACCAATGGCCTGTTTGGTGGCGAAGTGCCCACTGCATATGCCTTGAAAACGGAGCTTCCATCAGTGCCGACCGGCTTGGTTACGGGCGTAAGATTAAGTGCTGAAAGCTATGTTCGGGCTCAGTCCGGTGGATCGTCGCAATGGTCTCCAATTCCTCACGATCTACACGTTCCTGCGGGATCCCTTGTTACAGGCTCAAAATCAGCCTTCGAATATGTATCGGGGGCAAACCGCAATACGCATTACCAGTTTTACAAGTATCTGCAAATCCAAGTGGACGGCGCTTGGGTGACAATCTCGGGGTGATGATGTGAAAAATCTTGGCGACTTTACACGATATGAAAAGCCCGACAATCCGTTGAATATTCTGTATTTCAAAAACGCAAGTGGTGTGGATTGGTACAGTTTGAAAGAAGAGCAGGGCAGTGCCTTTGCTCTCGTGTCCGAAGGGCTAGTCACCTCGGTTGCGGTGGATATCACGGCGCTTGTCCCTGATGGTCAGTCTGTGATTGTGATTGAGGATGGTGAGACCATCCCGCTGACTGGCTGGGCCTTTGATGGCGAGATCTTCACTTCTCCGGCGGTGGAGCCTGAAACCCCGCCACCCCTCAAAGATATCACCCGCGCCCAATTGATCGATGTGCTCCTCGATCTTGATGTCTATGAGGATCAGGTGACCGCGCTTCTGGAGGCAGAAGACTATAGCGGGGAACCAGACCCGGCCAAGGCCAAGGCCCGCGCTCTCAACGCATGGAATAATGCAAGCTACTATCGGCCCGATCATCCTTTGATCGATCAAATGCGCGCGGTTCTGAACCTTACCGATCAAACCCAATTCGAAGCCCTGTGGCGCGAGGCTGAAAGTCGCCTCGTCTGAGCCTCACCAAACGCAAACCTCTCACCACCCGCCTGACGCGCGTCAGAGCGGGTTTTTTCATGTCTCTCTGAATGGAGAAAATCAATGTCAGATGTTGCTGTCGGTCTGTCGGGCCGTTGGGATCTGTCCAATCAAGCCCGACCGATCAAACAAGCTGATTTCGGTGTGCCGAGTGTGACCGGTATTTGCCAGAATTTGCCAGAAGGCACCGAGCAAAACCGCTGCTACACGGTCGCCACCAATGACCCCGATCTGGTCGCTCGCTTAGGTGAGGGGGATCTGGTCGATCAGATCCGAGCCATCGGTCGCGGTCTGCCAAGTGGCAAGCAGGCGCTCAATGTGACGGTGGTCCCGGTCAAGGATAGCACCGAGACCGATCCAACCGCTAAACGCAACGCCAATATCGCAGCCTTGCGTGGCTTGGATGACCAAAAGACCGGGGTCTTTGCTCTCAAGCATGCGGTTGCGCAAGGGGCGCTCATGCCGCGCCTCAATACGATTGCGGGCGGGTATGATGCATTCATCCAAGACAATACCGCAAATCCCATTGTGACGGCGCTGACGGCGGTCAATGCCTCGACCTTTGGTCATGCCTTTATCAATGGGCCAAACAGCACCGAGGTCGAGGCCAAGGCGGTGCGCTCGCTCTATTCTGATGCCAGTCTCACGATGATTGAGACCGGTGTGCAGATCGCCGATGAGAGCAACAATCTGGAGACGGTCGGGGCGTCTGGTTTTGTGGCCGGGTTGCAAGCGGCGGTCGATGCCGAGCATGATGGTGTTCCGTCTCATGTGGCGGGCAATCGGGCTTTGCGCATTGCCGCGCCGGGCCGTGAGATGACCTTTGATTGGATGGATCCATCGACGGAAGGTCAGCAGCTCCTCAATGCGCAATGCGATATCATCGTGCGCGGTCGCGTTGGTGATGACTTTGCGGCGGGCGAGGGCGGCATGATCCTTGTGACCTGCCACACTTTGTCCAGCGATCCGCTGGAGATGTATTACAACGTTGTGCGGATGCAAAATTACATCCTGCTGACGCTGTTGCGCTCCTACAAGGTGTTCCTGCTCAAATACAATATGAACCCCAAGCGGGCGATCAAGGCGGTCATCAAACAGACCAACAATTGGCTGGTGGGGATGGCTCAGCGGGAAATCATCTATTCCGCTCCTAAAGTCCTGTTCGTGCCGGATGCTGAAACGCCAAACGATTGGCGCAAAGGCAAGCTGGCCTTCACGGGCCGGGCCGAGCCGCGTGCCCCTCTCACCCGGATTGATCTGACCATGGAGCGCGACGATGCCGGCATTGAGCTGGAGATCGCCGAGCTCGAAACTTTTGCCAAAAACTTGAGCCTGTAAGGAGCTGAAACCATGGCGCAAAAATTCAAGGTAATGAAGCGGGTTTCCGCAACTTGCTCCGAGCTTCCTGATCAGGTCTTTGCCGAGCTGATCGAGGAATTGGGCTTTCCCGCTTTGGTGGATGGCTATGAGGATTTTGATGGCGCTGGTGCATCTGGCCCGACCATTGAGATCAGCACCGGCCAAATGGAAAAGCTGACCATGACCCTCAAAATGCTGGGCAACCATTCGGATCTTTATGCGGTCTTCCGTAAAAAGGCCGCCTGGACCTTTACCGGCGTTGTCGAGGATGAGGTCACCGGCGAGAAAGTGCCGCATGAGGTCACTGCGACCTGTCGCCTTGGTGGGATCACCCCTGAGGCCAAAAATCGCACCGGCCTGCATAAGCATGACTATGAGCTGAAAAGCATCATGGCGGCGGATATCTCCGAGGACGGCAAAGAGCTGTTTGGCTGGGCGTGGGGCGAAAGTCCTCGCTTTGCCGGTGTCAAGATCGAGGCCGAGGATGATGCGATCCTTGGCCTTGTTTAAGGCCCTTATTTCTTCCCTCTCCTGAGGCGGGCCATGGCCCGCCTTTTCTCAACCAATCTCATCCTAAGGAAAGACCAATGACCGAGAGCAAAAAGAAACTCACCTTTTCCGATCTCACTTTTAAGGAGCCGACCGGTGGCGATATTATTGATTTTTATGCTGAGCTTGACGAAAAAGAGCCGGTCCTCGTGAGCTATTGCAAGGCGGCGGCGCTCATGGCCGGTGTGACCCTTGATGATATTCGCTCAATGGATCCGCAATCTTTCTGGTCGGCTGCGGCGCGCGGTAAAGCAGCTTTTTTTCCCGATCTGATCTAGTTGCTGACTTTACCAAAGCCAACCCGATCAAGGTGGATCTTTACCGGGTCTGCTTTGAGATCGGCTCAGCGACCGGCTGGTCGCTATCTGAGCTGATGGCCCTGCCTCTTGGTGAGCTGGGCTTTCTTCATTCCCTAATCCCTGACAGGTCGTCAGCCGAGTGATCGGGTGACGGCTTTTCTTTTCGAGGTGCGCCATGTCAACGCGGGAAATTGAAACAAAACTAACGGTGCGGGGGGTCGATAAGCTCACCGGGCCTCTTGGCAAAATGTCCGGCGCGGCTGGCAAATTCGGTGCCAAGGCAAAGCGTGAGTTGGGCCAGCTCCAAAAGCTGCGCGGGCCGGTCAAGCTGATCGAGGATTTTCGCAAGGCTGAAAGCCACCTCGGCAAGTCGGCAACCAAAATGCGGACTGCGCAACAGCGAGCGAAAGAGCTTGGTCAGGCCTTTAAGAATGCTACTCGACCAACCACAAAAATGCGAGTTGAACTGGAGCGGGCGCAAAGTGCTGCGCGAAAGGCTTCCTCAGAATTCAAGGCCAACCGGGCGGCATTAAGAGACAACCGTGAGGCACTCAAAACCGCCGGGATTAGCGTCAAGAACCTGGCCGATAAAGAGCGCGAGCTTGCCTCTGCGGTCGGCAAGGTCAATTCCCGTCTCGACACCAACTATTCAAAATTCAAAAAGGTCACGGCTCAACAGAAACAATGGGCTGAGGCAAAGCGCAAGCTTGATGAGAGCCTAAACCGGGCGACTGGTCTGACGGCAACGGGTTATACCGGGATCCATACCGGGCGCCGGGTCTTGTCTGGCTTGAAAAATCCGGTCGATGAGGCCAAGAGATTTGAGGAGGAAATGCAAGGTGTGCGTGCAGTCACACGAACTTTTTCCACTAGCGCCATGAAGGATAAAGACAGAACGGTGCGTGAAGCAAAGTTTCAGGCGTTGCGCAAACAGGCATTGGATTTAGGCGCTTCGACCAGCTTTACCAATGCCGAAGCGGCAAGGGGGCAGTACTATCTTGGTGCTGCTGGTATGACTTCAAAAGAGATTATTTCGGCAATGCCTTCTGTCCTTAGTTTGGCCAAGGCGGGGCGGACCGATCTTGCAAAAACGTCTGAAATTTCTGCCGGTATTTTGCGGGGCTATAAGTTAGAAGCGGGCGAAATGGGCCGTGTTGCTGATACACTGGTTGGGACATTTACTCGATCCAAGGTGAGTGTGAAGGATATCGGCGAAACGCTCGGTTATGTAGGGCCAAATGCCCAACAGGCAGGGGTTGAGCTTGAATATGTGGCGGCTGCAACGGGCAAGCTCGGCGATGCCAACATTATGGGATCGCGGGCAGGTACGGCGCTGCGTGCTGTGATTTCCCGCTTGGCTGGTCCGCCCAAAATGGCCGAAAAGGCGTTGGCAAAGCTCGGTGTGGCAACAAAGGATGCTGAGGGCAATATGCGTCCAATGGCGACCATTCTGGATGAGCTGCATGCCGCTATGCAAAAGTATGGAAATGCGGAGCGATTGGAGTTTGGTAAGCAGATTGCAGGTGAAGAGGCGGCGAGCGGCTTTGCTGTGCTGTTGGATCGTAAGGATGAGATTGTTGCGCTGGCAAATGAGCTAAAAAGAGCACGTGGAGAAGCGACCGAGATATCCAAGGTTATGGGTGATGTCGCCAAAGGTGATGAAGATCGTCTCGGCTCGGCATGGTCGGCGCTCAAAACGGAAATCGGCACGCAACTTTTGCCTGATTATCGGGAGCTTTTGCGCACCACCACCGAGTTGATCAATGCCGGTCGGGAATGGGCCAAGGCCAACCCGGAATTGACCAAGACCATTGCCCTGTTGGCCGGATCCGTTGGCACCTTGTTGGTGGTCGGCGGTGGCGCTGCCTTTGCTTTGGCCGGGGTTGTTGGATCCGTTGCCTTGCTCAAGGCAACTTTCCGGGCGGGCAGTCTCGTGCGGGCCTTTGGCACCTTTGGCAGTGCGCTCGATGATTATTCCACCAAGGCGGATCGGGCGGCTAAGAAAACCCGCTCGCTCGGCTCGGCCTCTCGCAAGCTGATGGGCAAGGCCGCAATGGGTGGGGTGCTTGGAGCGCTGGCCCTGATGGATGATCCCGGCATTAAAAAGGTCGAGGATGTCACGGCTGAGGATCGCAAGCGGATTGATGCAAAGCATGCGTCTCAAGAGCAATGGGCGCGTGACCTGCCGATCATCGGTGACCTCTATAAATGGGGGCAAAGCGCGCGGTCTAGTCTGGGCTTGGGCCAATCGCCCGGCGCGGGGTTGCCGATCCGGGATGATCTGGCCTCCAAGCAGCAACGCCTGCAGGCGGTCAATGCACAAATTTCGTCAGGCGGCGGCTCTGCCAGCCTTGAGGCTGAGCGGTCGCAATTGTCTGGTGAGATTGATGGCCTGACCGCGCGGATCCGTCAGGCCGAGATTGACAAGGCCTTGCAGGCTCAAGCCATGGGCGTGCGGTCTGCACCTCTTGCTCAGGCCTTGGCGGAAAAGGCGGCTCAGATCCGGTCTGTCAATGTGTCAGGCGGGGCCGTGTCTAAGCCTGTCGATGGTCAAAGGGCCTTGGGTGGTCCGGGTTATGCCGGGGCCTCCTACGAGGTCAATGAGGACGGCACCGAGATCGCCACCTTTGCCAAAAATGGCCGCGTCCTATCTCGCAAGGATAGCATGGCGGCGGTGGCTGGCCGTGGGGGTGGTGAAGTCTTTGCCCCTCAGATCACAATCAGCGGCGGCGGGATGGACCCGGCGGCGATTGCTCAGGCGGTGCGGGCCGAGATCGAACGGCTTTGGCGTGACCAAAAGATGAGCAGCTTTCATAATTCGGAATTTGCGTGATGTCTGATCTATTTGTCATTGATGGGGTGGTGATCAAGGGCCAAGTCTTTGGCGGCTTGAGGGCCTCCCAATCGACCACCGCGCGGGTCGCTCGCAAGGGCGTCTTGGGCGGTCGCCAGACCCATGAGAAGATCGGCAAGGGTGACAAGAAATTCACCCTTGAGGGCAAGATTGCGCCTTTCGAGCTTGGTGGCTTTCCTGAGGTCACCGGGCTTGAGGAGGCGTGTGATAATGCGGTGCCGGTCTTTGTGGCGCGTGGGGATGGGTCGGTGCTGGGCTGGTACACAATCGCCTCGTGCGAGATGTCTGACCGGCACTTGAGCGGTCGAGGGATCGGGCGGGTGATTGATGTCAGCCTTGAGCTGGAATTGACGCTCAAACCGGATCGGGTCGCGGCCATGACCCGGCTCAAAAATCTGATGGAAAGGCTCGGCTTGTGATGTCTGATTATGATGTGATCAAGGTCAGGGCGACCGGCCTGAAACTGTCTGGCCTGCTCTGGTCTCACTATCGGCGGCGGATCGTTGGTGCGGTCGAGGCGGTCTTGGTGTCAAATCCTGGCTTGTCGGCTTTTGTCGAGCTGCCGCTCGGCGCTGAGATCAAGGTGCCGGTCGCCTCCAGTTTCGAGGCGGCTGAGCAGATCACTGCAGTGAGGATTTTTGACTGATGGGTGCAAGCTATTATGCGGTGTCAATCGCTGGTCAATTGCGTCTGTCCTGTGAGGACGATCCCGCGCGGGTGATCAGCCTGACAATCAATGATCCCGATGAGACGGCGGCAACCGCTTCCCTGACGCTCGATGACAAGGATGGGTCGATTTATCTGCCGCAAAAGAATGACCCGGTGTCGATCACCTTGGGACGCTCGAAACATGGCGCACAAGAGACATTCCGGGGCAAGGTGAGCAACGTCACCTCAAGCGGCGGCAGTGGTGGCCGGACGCTGGCGGTCTCGGCTGATGCGGCGGATCTGACCGGCAAGGCCAAGCAACCCCTGCAAAAGAGCTGGCAAAATAAGACGGTGAAAGAGATCCTCACCGATGCGGCAAAAGAGGCCGGTCTCCAGCCGCCTCGCATTGATGAGGCAATCGGCAAGATCACGCGGGTCAGCGAGGTGGCGGATGGTGAGAGCTATCTGGAATTTGCCAAGCGGATCGCGCGTGAGGTCGGCGGCAAGTCGAGCCTGTTTGATGACCTGCCGGTCATGATCGAGGCCAATGGTGGCAAGTCGGCGAGCGGGCGCTCGCTTGTGCCTGTCGATATTGTTTGGTCCGAGCAATCGCCTAACCTGACCGGCTGGTCGATCTCGCCAAAGCAAAGCAGGCCTGCACATTCGGCCTTTGCTTCGCGCTATTTCGATTTTGAAAAGGGTGAGGTGGTTGAGGTCGAGGCCGAGGGTCAGAAAGAGGCTAAGGCCAAGGCGCGTTCCAGTGCCTCGCTCAAGGCAACGAAAGAGGAGGCCGAGGCTGCGGCCAAATCGGACAAAGAAGGCGCTGAGCGAGCGGCTGGGAGCGGCACAATCACATGTGATGGCAATTCCTCTCTCTTTGCCGGTGGTCTGATCAATCTGAAAGGCGCGCGCGCTGGTGTAGACGGCCAATATCGGGTCAAGAGCTGCACCCATACGCTCAACGCCTCAGGCTATCTCTGCAACCTGTCCATAGAGCTGCCAAAGGGCGGGGCCGGGAAGGACACGCGCAAAAAGCAGGCCTTACCCCGGTCGAGCGCGACCCAATCCAGCCAGCCGAGCGGATACGGTGTGACCTTTGGCGGGGTATGAACAAAAACCCCGCACCCGGTGGGAAGGTTTCGGAAAACTGACTAAGAAAGAAGTTTAGTGCAGTTTCGGGTTGTATTTCTTTTGATTGCCTTTTGTTCTTCTTATGGTCTTGCATCTGCACCGGTATGCACAGTTTTATAACAACCAGTGATCGGCAGTCGGGCACCAAGTTGACCAGCTTCAGCCAAACTCAGATCAATGAAATGTGTAGTCTTTGTGGCTCTGGACACAGCGATCCAGCGCCTCGACGCGTGCATCTGTTAGCAAGGCGCGCAGGTGATTGGCTTCGGCCTCATTTTCGGTGAGCAAGATGGCTCGGTTTATGAGTGAGACGATTTTGGGCCATGGGGCAGGATTGTCGGACATTCTTTTCTCTTCATCACACTGGGACAGATCGGATCATAAAGGGGATTCGATGATTCCGCTTGTATTAAATCAGGGCAATGGGGTGTGTTTTGATCACCTCGTGCGCTTGTAGATCGATGCCGTAGCGGATCCAAGATTTGGCTGCTGAGTGGCCACAATAAACACCTCACCAAAATGACTTGAGATAGCTGCCCTTGAGGCGGCTTTTTTTATGAGGATAGAGACATGAGAAACCTCTCGACCGAGCAACTCCGGCGCGTGCAAGCACGGCTCAAGGCCTTGGGTTTTGATCCGGGGGCTATTGATGGTGTGCCAGGGCCGATGACCTCGGCGGCGATCATCGCCTTTAAAAAGTCGGTCAATCTCAAACCGCGTGATAAGGTCGGGCCGATCACTCTGCGGATGCTGTTTGAGGTCAAGACCGAGGCCAAAGGGGTGGTGCTGGACATTCCGCCTCTCGCTCGCCCACTCATCCAGCGGCTTGGCTGGCATGAGGGTCGCAACACGCTCGATCTGCTGGGCTGGTTTCGCGCCTTTGGCAAAGTGCTGGGCAATCCTCAACAATTGCCTTGGTGCGGCGAGGGGGCGGAAAATGCCGCTTTGGAAATGTTTCCATCGGTGCCGGTGCCGTCCAATCCGTTCTTTGCGCAAGACTGGCGCTTTTATGGCGTTGATGCTGGCGGGCCGCTGGTCGGATCTTTCGGGATCATCCGTTGGAGCGCCAATGCTGGTCATATTGGGGTAGTTGCCAACTATGACCGCAAGACCGGCATGGTCACACTGCTGGGCTGCAATCAGAAAGATCAGATCCGCTATGACAGTTTCCACATAAGTCACTTCATTGCGTTTCGCGTGCCACCTTCCGAGGCTGGCAAGATCTATGCGCCTTTTGCAGGGACGCGGCCATCCTCTGGATATGGGGCAACACGATGAGCGAGACAGTGCCAAAAACAAAGGGCTATTTGTTGGCCGATCCTGCCTATGCTCATGCGTGGCGGGTGCGGCGGCTTTGGCGCCCTCTCTTCTCTTTGGTTTATGTCGGCTTTTTTGCTGCGTTGGGGCTGACGGTTCTTTTCTTGCTGATCGTGGGGCTCGCTCAACTTGCTGACGCGTCCAACTTGCTGATTGCTATGGTTGGTGCTGGCGGCTTGGTGACCGGGGCTCATACGGTTGGCCGGTCGTGGGAAAAGCGTCACGGCGCTGACGGTTTCTTTCCGCCAGATCCGGGGCGCATGGAGGCGGGTGACTGATCATGATCCTGTCGCTTTTATCGGATCGGCGCTTGTGGCTTGCTTTGGCTTTCCTCCTGGTCGTGGGCGGTGCCTATGGCAAGGGGCGGCTGGATCAATCCCGCATTGCCGAGATCAAGGCTCAGGAGGTGCAGCTCGATCTCAGGGATAGCAAAATCGAGAACCTGACCCGATCCATCAAGATCAATGCCGAGGCCTTGGAAAGTGCTGTTATTCGCGCACAAGACCGTGAGGCCGAACAATCAAACCTTGAGCAGAAGGTAAAAGACTATGAGGCGCAACTTGGTCAGGCTGATGCTTGCATCCTCACTGATGATGACGTTAGCCGGTTGCAAAACATCCGGTGAGCCGGTGGCGGCGGCTCATTTGCCGCCCATGCCTGCCGATCTGCAACGTCAGTGCGCGGATCCGGGCGTCCAGACCGGACGAGATGCACGGGCGGTGATCGCCCGCCATCGTCAATCCTTGGCCGAGTGCCGCAATCGTCACCGCGACACTGTGCAATTCTATGAGCAGGTGCGCGGCGCGCGTGTGAGGGCTGGCCAATGATCTCTCAGTCGGAAACCAAAGTAGCTGCCGCATTGGGGGTCAATGGAATGGCATATTATTGGGATCAGTATTTCAATCCCATTTTGCAGGGCGTCCTGCTGATCTTCACTATCGTTGCCATGTTCATGCTGATCCTGAATAGATGGCAAGACTGGCGGATCAAGCGCAATCAGCTCCGAGAGGCTGAGGTCGCTGCCAAATAAAACAAAAGCCCGCCGGTTAATCCCGGCGGGCTTTTTTGGTGTCTTGCTGGCTGGGCGCAATGCTGCTCACATCATTGATCAAATCGCTCGAATTAGCTTTTTGTTGTCATACCGGCGCAGCGCAGTGTTTTCTGCGTTTGACTAAGAAATCCGGCTGGATTGGGCGGTGAGCGGATCTCTGCCGTGGGTGTGAGGTTTCTGAAGCTGGCAGTTGAAGCGGACATTCGAGGTTTCTGGGAGCTCGCCCCGGCAATAGCGGCATGATCGGGCGGAAAGTGGATTTTCTGTACGGCAACATGGTTGTTTTGCCTGCGACAAAGCGGACATCTATCATACTGATTGAACTGGTCTTGCTGCAAATACGATACAGGGTGGATAGTGGTGCTAGATTGGCTGCCAGTGAGAGATCGATGATTCACCGTGGCCAACGATCTTGCGAGCGGGCAGGTCTCTAGACTGATCAAATGAGAATGAAACCTTACATCTGGCACTGAAGTCGAGTACAATTGGAACAGTGAAAACTCAGTTGATTTACTATGAGTTCTATTCAATCAAAAAGGCACAACTTGAAAATTGCATCTTGAGATCACACCGTGCCCGATGTATCATCTATTCTAAAATTATCTGTTTTATATCAAATGGCTAGGCGTTGATCCGTGAAAGAATCCAAAGTCAAATCAGACATCTGGCGACAATCAAGGCCTTCGGTGCACAAGGCATTGACTGCAGTGGATCTTTTTAGTGGTGCGGGAGGCATGACACTTGGGTTGAAGCAAGCTGGCTTTAAGGTGCTAGCAGGTATTGAAATCGAACGAATTCCTGCCGCGACCTACACTATCAATCACCCTGAAGTTTACTGCTTTCGAAAAGATATTCGCGAGATTGGCGCTGTTGAGCTCTTAAAGGCCATTGGTCTGAAACGAGGTGAGCTAGATTTGTTGGCTGGCTGCCCTCCTTGCCAGGGCTTTTCAACACTCAGAACTCGAAAAAAGTCAAATGCAGTTGTGGATGACCGGAACGATCTTCTTTTTGAGTTCCTTAGGATTGTAGAGGCAATTTCACCTCGATCAATTATGATGGAGAATGTTCCTGCGTTAACAAAAGATAACAGGATGAAGACGTTTTTGAAGCGGCTTTCTGTTCTTGGCTACAAGGTCGGACGAAAAAATGTCAGGGTAGAAGATGCTTCGGAATATGGTGTTCCGCAGCGCCGCTACAGGATGATCTTACTCGCGTCCAAGACCGGTCAGATCAAACAAGCTGAAAAATCAGAACCTATTACTGTCCGGAAATGCCTCGAAGCAGTTCGTCTTGCGCCCGTTGGTGAAACGGGTGACCCGCTGCACGACCATGTTCCAAACAGAGCTCCTCATGTGGCTGAAATTATCCGCAATATACCGAAGGACGGGGGGTCGAGAACATCGCTACCAGAACATCTGGTACTTGATTGTCATAAGAGCAAAAAGTCTGGCTTTCGCGATGTGTACGGACGCATGTCTTGGGACAAGGTTTCCCCTACAATGACGGGTGGCTGCGGAAATCCATCAAAGGGGCGATATCTTCACCCAGAGGAAGATCGTGCAATAAGCCTACGGGAAGCGGCATTGTTTCAAACATTTCCTGCCGATTATCAGTTTGACCTCACTGAAGGGCGCGGCAAGGTTGCGCTAATGATCGGAAATGCGCTGCCCCCGGAATTCATTAGGCGGCATGCTATTGAAATATCGAAGTCATTGACTGGTATAGAGTAATTTCTGCAAGCTTTCGTAGTTAGTATTTAGGATCTCTTTTTCCTATATGGTTCAAACTCATCAAAGCCAATCCTTGACATCTGTTGGCTAACGTCCTGCGAAATTCTTAGCGCTCTTTTGTATTTTAAGTTTGCTAACCACCGAAAATCGTTGTTCTCGTCGCAGAGAACGTGGAAAATGTTCTTCTCTGCGTCAAATTTTATTGGAACGCCACCGTTATCAGGATCGATCTTCCCAAAATTTATCGTCAAAGATTTTGTGTAACAATTTGAAGGTACCGCGAGGCCTATGTAGTTAGGCTCTCCCTTAGAGTTAAGGTGGGGGACTACGACATGTGGCGAGCTTTGAGCAATTTCTAGCGGTACAAAGAAAAACAGTCCATCGCCTCGGGCAGCATCACAAGATGCTTGCAGGCATAGTAGGTAGCCACTTTTCTCAGAATAAAGAACTGAACCCAGTCCGAGCTTTGGCTGTGCGTTACGACTTACTTTGCTCAACTCGCTCGAATTCGAAGTGCTTAAGAATGAAAAACGCATCATTGCTTGATTGGCTTCATCTCTAGATGAAGCAAAAACAGTTGTAAAATCGCTTTTGAAGTTCGCTTGAGAGGGCTTCGCGTTACTGTTATTTTCAATTCTAATCTTAGCGGAATTTAATATTTCCTTTGGCCAATTATTTTCTTTGCTCTCAATAATGGTCAAAATTTCATCCAACGAAAAATGAAATTGTTTTTCAACTCCGTTTTTCATGTAACGCAGTACAAAATTATGGGTTCCAGCAGCTTCAAGTCGGCGCTTAATGGCATCAAGTGTAGCGTATTTCTCGGCAACTTGGGACTTGTTAACTTCAGACTTCATCGCACTCATAACGATAGAAACAGCATAATCCATAGAATCCGAAGAGTTTTCCAATAGAGCGCGATGGTGGAAAAATGGACCGTCAAGGTCAGATGAGAATTTGCTCAATACATGGTGGGTTGAATCGCGAATGGCAGAAATGGTGGCAAGAGCGACATTGGATAAGAGGCCGCTTGAGAGCTCCGCAAACGATTTGAGCAATTTGTTCGGAAGCTGTACTTCAGACACTGCACCCTCTAATTTTTCATTGCCCATCGACTTCTCAATCCACACCAAACGTAGGCCAGCCGAATTAGAGAGGACTTCTTCGTTCTTGACCACCGTTTCTGAGATTTCTGAAGCGGCGTTGATCCTATGAGCAATTTTATCCAGGATGTCATCGCGATTCTTGTTTCCAGTGTAAATCGCAATGAGTCTCAGACGACCACCAATATCCTGGTCTCCACGAAGAATTTCTTTAATGATTTCAGATGCTAGCTCGCCGTCATCACCATCGTTCATATGCCAATCTAGGGCAACGATGTCAGCTCTTAAGGAGGCCTTTGCGACACTTTCTGCTACACTAATCTCATCTCCAGTAGGGTTAACAACAGAGCAAACCATCCCCAAGTCTAGGGCGCTCTTTATTAACCCCTTTGCGTCTAGTGGATGTGAACGCTTTGCTTCAGGTTTCTGGCTTTCCTTCTGGGCGGCTGCAACATCGTGCCTACCAGGTGTCTTAACCTCAGCGATCGGTTTCTGTTCGACCGAGTCAGCTACAGGTTCGTCATCAACTACGATCATAGTATATGCGAAGGAGCTAGCAGCGTTGTATTGGTCGTTTGCAAAATTCATTTGATCAAATCTTCTATTGAGACATCTTTGAAATACGGAAACAGGCACCGGAATTGGGCGTTGGTGGATCTAAGCTCAGTTCGTAACCAAGCCTACCAAGCGCCTGTCTTGAAATATGCAGCCCCATCCCCCTGCCACCCGGCTTACGAGTAAAGTTAAGCTCAAAAATGTTCCTGACATCAATTCTACTCACCCCCCGACCGTTGTCTCTCACACAAAGGTCGCCATTGTCTTCAATTAGTTCAATGATACCCACGTCGCTTCTAGCGCTAGAGGCCCAATAGATCGCATTATCGATTAGGTTGACGAATACAGGGTAGAAGTCTGCGTGAAAACCATGGAGCGTGTGGGCCTTAAACCCCTGATCCGCGACCAGTTGTACGTTGTGGCGTTTGAGGCGCTTCTCAAATAAGTCAGACACAAATCGAAATATGTCACTGCCTTTGATGTCAACAGCAGTCGACTGCAGCTTCCGGTCGAGCGGGTTAAACAATGCCAAGTAGCTGTCCAGATGATCAAAATTGACGCGCATATCATCGTAGAGGCGCTTCATGTCTGGATTGGCATGCGCCCATGACTTCATACGCCTCAGGCCGTCACGCAAGCTACCAGCGGTCTTTCCAAATTCATGATTGATCGTGTTAAGCGCCATCCCAATTTGTGCGAGCTCGAAATCGACTTCTTGTCGCTCGCGGAGCGCAACGACCTCTTCTTCTAGCGCTTCAGTGACTTCGACCATATCTGAACCGTTGGATTGGGTTGATGAGAGAACTGCTTCGAGTTGACTGTAAATTTTTCTTAGTTTTTCGCTCTCTCCTTCGAAAGCGTCGGCTACTAAGGTTTCGAAAGCCTCTCGCTGTTTTGAGAAATCGAACTCTGCCTGCTCACTACTTTTAACAGCCTCTAGTTCGGCAAGGACCTCATCAACGACTTTCGATACGGTTCGAAAACTGTTTTTTGTTGTATCCCTGACTGTGCGTGTCAGGTCTGTGAGGGTTTCTTCGGTTTGCGTCCGTAGAGACTTCATCGATGCAAGAGTTTCATGCGTATGCTTTTTAACAGCCGCATTAAGTCGCAGCGATGGTTCAAGGTTCAGCTTGTTATTCTTTATGGTCGTTGTGACGATATTCTCGATTTTCTTTTCGGCAGGCAAAACCAGATCATTTGTTATCCAGCCCATTTCTGTTTGGTAGGCCTCCCAATTGTTTCGTAGTTCAGTATTAAGGCCAACACCTCGAGGCTTTGAGATTGCATGCTCTTTGCGAAGTTGGTCTAATTGCAGCTTCGCAGCGGCTTCTAGGCGACCAATTGCAAGTGCCTTTGCTTGAGGGCTCTTCTTACTATTGAGTTCGGAAAGCACGTCTTCTTCGAAACCTGAAACCGTATCGGAGATAGTTTTTGGTAGCCGTCCTGAGTCTATGACCTTGAAGAATTTCTTTAACTGCGCATCGAACTTGTCTTTTTTGCCCTTAGATTGCTTCTCGCGCTTTTTTCGAACTTCATCAAGGTGTTGAAGTTCATGCCGTTTCTCAATCCACTCGTCAGAATACTTGCCGCTTTCCCGAAAGAAGTCCGCCGCGGATTGTATGAAAAAATTGATCAGGATACTTCGAAACTGTCGATAAGCCTTATCCTCGCGAAAACCTTCCCTCCCTGCTTTTTCTACCAAGTTGGGATTGTCACGAGATGTGAGTTCTACCGCCCCCATAATGTTCCTGAATGAGTAGTAGGCTGTTGCTGCTCGCAAGTTTCGCCGGCGTTCAACATCTAGGAAATCGAAGTCAGGGCCCCCATATGGTTGAACTCGGATCCCGTCTTTGTAGATGTAAACGCCACCATGGCGTTCAAGTTTACGTCGGATTTTAGCGTGCTCTGTCGGGCCAACCAGCGAGTCCGTTGGAGTTGGTTGGATCACTGCGATTGAAAAGTCAAATGGACCGCATCTAGTCGGTCTACCATCTGCGTTTGGCCAATTGAGAACATACTCCGTTGGAAGTGTTTGATACACACCGACCTTCCCGTGAAACTGACCGAATTCATCGAAACGTCCTCGAATATGATGATCGACTTGCTTGAACTCTTCAGGGCTAAAGAAGGCTTTCTCTCCAACCCGCTCTAAGGGTTCCCCTTCATCAACGTGATCTCTAAATCGAGTTATGATCTTCGGTTTCCGGAAATCCGGCGTCATAGTATTTGTGAAACCAATGAGGTTTTTTTCGAACCTTGTAGCCTTGGTGGATTCATCCCGCTCATCAATATCGTCTTGGATGATCTCGTCTGCAGGTAAAATATAGAAATGTGTACCGGAGCCGTTTAGTTCGAAGGAGGGCTTTCCTAGGTATGTGGCTGCATCGCGAGGATCGACTTTGAAAGCATCCATGTCCTTGCGGATAGTCTTCGCAACCTTCTCGTCGACCCGGCTTGATAGGATGTCCAGGCTTTCCCTCGCCTTTGCTATCATCTTTTGCACGTCTTCTAGGGTCGGCAGAGAATCAGCTTTAAAAGTTTCAAGTGGAATAACGATTTCGTCGAGATCGATCCCTGGTAGCTCAAACAGTCCCCAATGGATGTAAGCAGCGGTAATGCTATCTTCAGCTTTTCCATCGACTTTTGCGCGAGTGAGTACAAGTACTTGTCGGCCGATTACCGCGATTGCTAGCCGTCCTATACCCTTTTCGCCAAGCAGCGGACGAATATCTTGCTTGCTATCCACCGGAGGGCGTTTTAAGCCTGAAAACGATCCCACCTTGCTATCAGTTCCAAGTGTGAGCCAGCGATCTTCAAAGTCTTGTTTGGTCATACCAAGACCGTCATCTCTTAAGACAAAGAGACCATCGTCCCGAAAGTAGTCGACTTCAGCTTTGGTGGCATATGCATCGTGCGCATTTTTGAAAAGCTCGCTGATAGCAGTGGATATGTTTGCGATTTGTTGGCGACCAAGAAGATCAATGGTTCTCGCTCGTATGTTAAATTTTGCCACTACCCAGCTACCTTATTTGGATGTGAGGTAGGGGACTCACAATCTCACCCAACCTCTCCTCAACTTTAACGTTACCTTGGAAACATTGCGTTGCCAAGATCATAGCGCCTCCAAATTTACTACAGATTTTCAGGAGGAGATCTAGCGTTTTATGTGGCATTCATCATCTTTGCTCCGCAGTCAAGTCCATGACATAACCAAGCCAGATTGTTACAGATCAAGGGTGTTCGTCATTGGAGAGTTTCGTTGCAGCTACACTCCCATATTTGATGTCCGCTAACGGAATGCTGCGCCGCAGTATGCGGAATTTGACTAATGCACGCAACGGGCCGGTTAGCCGTAGAGGTGCATTTGTCTTGAAAGCGGGCCTGCGGAGATAGATCTCTATCTAAGCGTAGAGATGAATTGCAAAAGGTAGAACTGGCGCTTTTCTTAGTGCGGTTAAGGCTCAAAGTCGCGGTTTTGGAGGCGCTTAGTGCTACAGGATAATTTTACAATCTGCGGAAATTTTGATCAAAAACAGCGTTTTTTTTACAAAAAAAATCGCAGATCTGTGCGGATCCGCGATGCTCTACCATTAAACTAATCCCCAGCA